ATGACGACGTGTTGCGCGGCATTCGCAATCTCTGCGCGCAGTTGCCCGAAGGGGGGTGTCCGCAATTTTGCGGAGACCTCAGTCACCGACGAGCAAAACGGACAAACCTACCCCGCCTACCGTCTGACCCGCGACGGCTTTACGCTGCTGGCCATGGGCTTTACCGGCAAAGAGGCACAACGCTGGAAGGTCGCCTATATCGACGCCTTTAACCGTATGGAAGCTGCGCTGCACCAGCCTGCGGACACGCAGCGCATGGAGCTGGCCTTTTCTCTGGCCGCAGAGGCCGCGGCGCAGGTGCACCGCACGGTGTTCAATGCGGTGATGCAGGGCGATGCAGATGAGTGGCAGCACAGCCGCTATCTGCTGAACCTGAATTACGACAGCCAGGGCCGCGCCACCCTGCCCCACGCCCAGCCGATTGCGACCGACCAGATGGTGGTGTCCTTCAGCAGCCTGCCGCAGCGCATTGCCGACGGCGATATCATGAGCGCGACCGACGCGCAGCTGGCCACGCTGGCAACGGCCTGCACCCAGCGACTGACCCAGCGCGCCCAGCACCGCGAAAAGCAGGTGACGCTGCCGATCTACCCCGGTAATTCCCCCGGCCAGCGCCGCGCGTCTGCACCGGCCCTGCCAGCCAAGCAGCCCACTGCGCCCGATGAAGGCCTGCTGCGCATGACGTTCCGATAGGCTGCTTTTGATAGCCCGAAGCGCTGTGCCCTACAAAAAGCCCCTAGCAGGGGCTTTTGCTCAGTCCTCTGGCGTGGAAGGCCAGAACAGCTCTCGCACTTCGGGAGAGTAGTACGGCAAGGCAAGCACCGCTCCAAAGAGTACACAACCCAAGGTCGACGTAGAGTGCCCCAGACCGGACAGGATGATGGGCGGGCTGAAACAGGCGACAACCCAGGTCGCAACAGAAGACCACAGGGTAAACCGAGGTGCCCATGCTCTGAACCGGAGCATGCCGTAGAAAGCAATGAGGCAGAGCACCAAGACCACCGAAAACGCCAGCAAGAAAAGCCAGTCCATGGGGGCGACCTCTGACTGCATCAAGAGGCTCTGGGAAAGATCTGTCAGCTCATGGGGCACCAGATCGAAGCCATATTCCGCCAGCATTCCGAGGATTGGGATGCCCAGCGAAGCAATCACCAATGCGCGATACGTCGATTTGCCCATACCCTCTCCAAGTTGTTATTGGTGAATCGTACTACCGCCCTAGCCGCCAATACCGATCTTCACAGCGGATGCGAGAGCACCATGCACAAAGCCTGCGCGGTTAAACGGGCCGCTGCCCGTCCGCCAGCCGGCGCAGCAGCTGCAGCTGTTCGCTCTGGATGGCGATGAGCTCACCCCACTGCGTTTTCTGCAGCTCGTCTATTTTTTCGTGCAGCAGCATGATCTCCAGCTCCGCCTTGAGGTTGACTTCGTAGTCGTGCTCGCCACGGATGCGGTCTTTTTCTGCCTGGCGGTTTTGCGACATGAGAATGATGGGCGCCTGTATGGCGGCCAGCATGGACAGAAACAGGTTCAGCAGAATGTAGGGGTACGGATCGAAGGTGGAGCCGCGCGCCCAAAGAAGCAGCGTGTTGAGGCCAACCCATACCACCATCGTTGCGCCAAATAGGATCACAAAGGCCCAGGACCCGCCAAACGTTGCAACGGCATCTGCCGCGCGCTGCCCGAAGGTGGGCGGCGTTTGCTCCAGCTCCTGCGCCACATTGCGCGAGATGTGTTTGCGCCGGGCAATGTGCTGGGCGACCTTGAGCGCTCTGGCGTCCAGGGTATCTGCGGAGACTCCGAGCAACCTCTTGGCAACGGTGTCCGTGTTGAGCATGGGAACTCCTTGATGTTCGAAGCCTGAAGCGATCATCCATCGGCGAGCCGACCCTAGTACTCGACCATGCACCACACCGAAGAATCGTCACCCACATTCAGAACCAGGCGCAGGCGATGAATGTCGGGCAGGTTCTGAAGCGATCCGGAAGGGTCGTGCCGACGCTCGGTAAGAGTCACCGAGCTGCCGGCGTCATCTTCAAACACCAAACTGACGATCACCTGCGGGTCTGCATTCTTATCTCTTCTAAAGCCAATAGACTCAGCGACAAGTACAGCAGGCATACTGTCGCGCTCTTTCTTACAGGCATCAAGCATCGAGGAAACTTCCCGAAATGCTGCCTCAGCAGATGTAGTCATAGCGACCTTCCTAAAGAGCGATGCGTATCTGGAAATGCCCCATAAGTACGCAACAACCGCTTGTCATCACAGGAGAACCGGCGCCTGAATCGACACAGCTTGCCGGGATGAATGCAAAGACTCCATAGCACCCTGATCACTTTAAGTCGGCTCTGCCCCGCGCTTAAGGGGCATCCCTTCTGCCCTCTTGAATATTCACTATGGGTATTGCACTAGCTACCTTGGAGTGTGAGGATGACTTGGCAATCGTTCGGATTGCGTGGCACCCATACAGGCGCTGGCGCGCAAGGAGGATGGATATGTTCAAGCACATTCTGATTCCGACAGACGGCTCGAAACTCTCCGAAGCCGCGCTGCGTGCGGGCATGCAACTGGCCAAGGAGCAAGGCTCCGAGGTGACGGTGCTTTATGTGATGCCGGACTATTCGGCCCTGATGTATAGCGGCGAGGGGATGGTGGCCTACAACCCCAGCGAGATGCGCCGGGACGCCGAGCTAACGGCCGACACGGTGCTAAAGGCGGTGCAGGACATTGCCAAGGCCGAGGGAGTGGACTGCAAGTTGGAGCGGACGATGAACTTTTCAGTGCACCAGGCCATCATCCAGCAGGCCAAGGACAGCCACTGCGACCTGATCTGCATGGCGTCCCACGGTCGCAAGGGCCTTGCCGGCATTTTGCTGGGCAGCGAAACCCAGCGCGTGCTGGTGAACAGCGGCATTCCGGTGCTGGTGCACAGGCCGGTGGCCAATTAGGTCAGAGCCGATTTCCACTGAATTTCAGGCCTTTGCTTGCCCATCAAAAAAACCGCCGGAATACCTACTTCTGGGTGTTGCATTAGCCATCCCGGAGTGTGAGTATGGGTTTGGCAATCGTTCGGATTGCGTGGCAACCCCACAGGCGCTGGCGCGCAAGGAGGCTGAAAATGTTCAAGCACATTCTGATTCCGACAGACGGCTCGAAACTCTCCGAAGCCGCGCTGCGTGCGGGCATGCAGTTTGCCAAGGAGCAAGACTCCCAGGTGACGGTGCTATATGTGATGCCGGACTATGCCGCCTTGATGTACAGCGGCGAGGCGATGATGACTTACAACACCAGCGACCTGAACAAGGACGCCGAAAGAACGGCCGACAAGGTGTTGCAGGCGGTGCAGGACATTGCCAGGGCCGAGGGGGTGGATTGCAGGACGGCACGAGCCATGAACGCCTCGGTGCACAAGGCCATCATCCATCAAGCCGAGGAAAGCCACTGCGACCTGATCTGCATGGCGTCGCACGGCCGCAAGGGCATTGCCGGCATTCTGCTGGGCAGCGAAACCCAGCGCGTGCTGGTGAACAGCCACATTCCGGTGCTGGTGCACAGGCCTGTGGTCAAAGAGTGAGCCTGGTCAGTAGGTCGCCAGCAACTGCCGATCGACCTGCACCTGCCCTTTCAGGGCGTTGACCTGGGCGTCTCGGCGCTCGACCAAGCCGACAAGCTGGCTAACAATGCCCGCGCCTTAGCCAGCAGGCGCGGATCGATGGCGGCCATATAACTGTCGCGCCGGGCGGTGAGCTGTTCGGTGGTGAGGTGGCTGTAGAGAATCATGCGCCGATGGTCGGCGGGGCGCTAGAAACAATCCAGAGAAACTAGTTCTCTAAATTCGTTCTGCCTTGTTTCGGGCTTATGCAGCAATGACATCAACAATTAAATTGATAGCAAAGCTAAGATACTTAAGAGCATAAAACAATATAGAGGGAACCGGCGTGGAAAAATACCATGAAATGGCTGCGAAGTACTTTCACACCTTCGAGGGCCGAAAGTTCTACCCCAAGCTATTGAGCCTACGATGGGCCTGCTGGCTCATCACAGGAATTGCGTTCTTCACCTTTATCGGTACTTTGGTCTGGTTTCGTACTTGGCCTTGGATGATCCCCATGTACACGGCCGAAGTGCTTTTCATCCTTTCCAGCCTCTGGATTGAAAACTTCAAATGGAAAAGGCAAAAAAGGTACTTCAAGCTGCGTGAGGAAAACCCCAAGACTCACCTGAAAGAAGTGCAATGTATGCACTTGCAGCACATCACACAAAAGCCCGCAGGCAATTTTGCCGCTGTTGTCAAAGAAATTGCGGACCTTAGAACCAACCAGATACGCTTTTCCCCTCCGAAGATCAATTACTGGCGCTTGGTCTATGACCCTGATTCCAAGGCCCGCTTGATCTCCATCACCCTGGCATCTCTTGCGCTGTTTGTCGCATTGGTCAGCCGCACCACAGACATAGAACTGCCAAGTATCCTGGAGTTCATGGCCCACGATAGCTTTGGCGGTTATCTGATCAATCTTCTAGGGATAGCAATTGGCCTCTACGTCATCTTCTTTGGCATCTACTACGCCTATTCGCAAATCAAAGCATTCGCTATGAGCTGGCTAGCCCGCTGGAACTGGCAGTTGACTGAGGACTATGTTTTGGAGCATTTCGTGACTGCGCTCGTCAACCGTCATGCACCAGTTAATTGGCAGTGAAGACACAAAAAGCCCGTGCCAGCCAATGCTAGCAGGGGCTTTTTCATTGCGCCGAGAAATTCAAGCCAAATCAGGCTCTAGCACTTATCCATCAAGCGGTAGCGGCTATAAAAATTGATTACTTGAAGGTCATCATCAGCGTGCCAGGCGGCAGGCTGGGTACGGGTTACGTGGCGGGACGGTTTGACCTAGCGGCCTGCTTTTCGCGGTGCTGAGCGCGTTGGGTGAGGCGCTGGGTGCAGGCCGTGGCCAGTGCGGCGAGCTGGGCCAGCAGCAAGTCTTTGGCGCTGTCCACGCCTACCAGCCAGAGCTTGATGCCGTGCGATATCTTGCGGCCGCGGTAGTTGACCTCTTGCAGGCTGCTGGGGCCGACGATGTTGCGGTTGTCGTTGTTATCGCCCTTGATGGCGCGCAGGCCGGCAAGCTACCCTTGCGCGCTGCGCACCCAGTTGTAGACGGCCTGGGTCTGGTCGGACGAGTCGATGCTGATAGCAGACAGCCCCAGGCTGCCGCCGTGCCAGGCCTGCACGTAGCGCTGCTGCAGGTATTGGGTGACGGGCTCCCAGTCGGCCTCGCTGGCGGTGTTGCCCTGAATGACCTGGTGGGCGACAGCCCACCGGTCACGCTGCACGTCAACCCCGGCGGTGAACAGCAGCGCGCCAGCGGGCACGCGGCCCAGGGGGGATAGTCTTCGGCCCGGGCCTGTAGGGCGTGTTCGTCGCTGCTGTCGCCTTTGAGCACCCAGCTCTCGCCCAGGGTTTCGTTGGTAAAGCCGGTCATGGGCCCTACGTCGCCAGCCTGCAGGGCGCGGTGGGCCTGCTCGAATTCTTCGACGATGCTGACCCAGGTGCGCTGGGAACTGTAGGCAGCCCAGACATGCACGCCCAGGGTGCGCGGCGGGCGGCAGGGCTGGCCCGCAGCATCGTGCCAGATTCGGTCTGCGCCGTAGCGGCGACCGGTCTTTTTGCAGACCCAGGTGCCGGTGAGCGGCCAGCCGCCGGGCAGGTGGTCGGCCTGGGTGATGCTCTCCAGGCAATGCGGGCAGCGCATTGGCGGCCTGGATGGTAGCCATGGCTTCGGGGCTGAGGTGTGCGCTCGTGCGGCGTTGCCCTCCTAAACGCTACCTGCTCTGATATCCAATGCTGCGGTCTCGTCTGCGTCGAACTGCGCCATGGCTTCGACCTCTTTGTTGACCAGTTGGGAGGTGGAGCGGAGCCATCCGTCGCGCATCGGCCATGATGCGCAGCACGATCAGCAGCACCTCTTGCGGCAGATCCAGGCAGGCCTTGCGGACCTGGCCTTCGAACTGGTCCATGTGATCGACAATGGCCGAGCTGGCCAGTCCTAGCACGTCGGCCAGAATGCCAAGGGGCGCGTACTCGCCACGGGCGACGGCGTTCTTCAGATCCTGCGCCTCGCGCTGGGCCTTGGCCAGGTCGGCGCATTCTTGCACTAGGTCGAGGCCCAGGGTCTCTCCGACACGGCCCGCCGCCTGGTCGCGCAGGTGCTCGCAGTAGCCCACCAGCCAGGCGTGGACGTTTTCACCACAAGTCAGCACGCCTTCGCTCATGCGCCTGCTGATGCTTGCTTCGCTGACACCCACCATCTGCGCAAACTCTGCTTGCGAAACGATAGCATCCAAATAAGGCAGAACCTTTCGTTAGCCCCCTTAGGAAACTCACGCAACAGTCCGACAATGCGGCTTGAATTACTCTCTTCAGAGACCCGCCGGAAGGACCCGCGCCCCTCACTCAGCCTATTTTTTGTGCAGCGCATCAAACCTTCACCTCTAGGCCCAGGGCCATGCGTGCGGACTTGCCGGCGTAGTACGAGATGCTGGTGTCGCCACCCTCCATGCGGGCCACGATGCGGCGCGCCCATCCACCACATTGCCCGCAGCGCCGCAGAAGCGTTTGACCACGGCTTTGCCGAGCCGGGCCACCTGGGCTTGGGGATCTCCTGCCGATGCATCCGATAGACACCGTGCTGCACGAGCTGCAGCACCGAGCGAGTGGCCCTGCTCTCCGAGATCTAGACAACCGAAATTCTGTTAGTTTTGGTTCAAAATCGATTTCTGCCAGAAAAAGAGAGTATTGTGAAGAAAGCAGTCATTTCTGAGTGCTTTATTGAATCGGAGGCTTTTATGAAAGCCACAGTTAAAAAGGGTTTCAATGCCCGCACCCATAAAACCGGGCTTCCAGACGTCGATAGTCATTCGGCCTCCCATGACGACTATTCCCACACGCCTGTTCACCCCATCAAAAAGGGACGCTTTATTTTGAGCGACATCGTTGCAAAAAGGATCCCATCACCTAAAGCCTCTTCAGGGAAAGTGAAAATAGTGGGAAAGAGATTTCTGAGCGAATAGCGAAAGGAAATTTATATGTTCGCACAACCACTACCCAAAGCCCAAGAACTTTGGTCGAATCTCATACATGTGTTATTTCCTTGGGCGAGAGCTTTTCCAGGCCTGCCAGAAGAGGAAGAAACGAATACTCAATTGCAGGAACCTGTAACCGAAAAAGAGCATCAAATTAATCGTGATGCTTAAGCTAATTCGACTATCCCTCCCCTCGATCGACCCTTCAGAACCCTACAGGTGGCTTTAAATCGAAAAAGGAGTACTATGCATGGCGGTGGACATCAATAATTCCCCTGCTAAATTAAAGGCCTATATGTTAAGCGTAATCAAAAATCCCTCATCTGAAAACAATCCTGTCCTTCATGAAGTTGATAGCACTGCAGTGCCTACTGGCGACTTTGTCTATTGCCCAGCGGTTTACGAAGCCAGATTGCGTCAAAACGAACACGAAAAAACACAAGTGCGCATCAAAAAATCTCGTCAGGCACAACGTAGCAACGCCACTGAATAAGGCTTCCGAGCCCGTTCGCCTATCACTCTGCACCGCTAGTTGCACGATAGTTTGACCTGCAGGTTGCTTCAACTGGCGCAGCCCTCTCTTCTCAACGCTGCAGCCATTCAGGCATCCAAATAGAGGATGCGGTATCCCTTCAAACGAACTTCCACAATAGTTTTCATCTACCGGCATAGCTCCTATTTGGGGTAATTTCTGAAGTTAATTAATTTCTTCGAATATACCCATATTTATAAAGTTTTCACAACAACACTTTGTGTGAATCACTCACGCAGTGATAGCAATAAAGTCTTTTGCACGCTAGCTCCAAGCCATTTATTTGCTACTTGACACAGCCTCAATTAATGTAATTTTTCGTCTGAAAACAGTTTTATTGGTGAAAGAGGCGTATGGTTTATCTATGGGAGTCAGTCAGGGCTTTCCAGAAATACCAGAGGTCTTTATGCCCCTCATCAATAAATACACACATTTATTCAAGGTATACAGACCACATCTCTTGGATATAGACGACTACCTTATTACCGACAAATACTTCACTGTGTCGTCGAATGACGATGCAGAGAGCGAGATAGCGAAATTTGATGAGTTCTCTAGAAAAACCATAAAACACTCCCAAGTTCACAAAACAATAAAAACACCTTCAGAACAATAATTAATCAAGGACTCAACGCCAAACAAGGAGGCCTTATGTCCTACCTAAATTCGCAATGCCAAGGTTTTTTGTGCTCCATAAAAAAGACCTTCAGAGGCATCAGCAATAGAAGCAGCCAGCCAGATCATCAGGAGAACAAAACTCCCACAGACGAAGAAAAAAAAGATCTGGAGCGTCAACAGCCAGTCTTGATCCAAAGACAACGGGAACTTCACAGCGATGTCACCTAAAAAGATGTCGCATCAGCGGTGCTAACAGACGGTCTGTCGTGAGCACTACCCACCAGGACATCGCTCCACAAAGAATCTCCACAACGTGGCTCCTTTCAAAGTGTCCCTGGATCCAAAGCAGGTCTTTCCGATCTGCTCTCAACCTCAAGGAATGTTCACCATGACTCAACAAACCAACCCACAAAGCACTGCAAACCAGCAAGGCCAGTCGCCTGCGGATCAACAGCAAAAAGACAAGCAAGCTCAGCAGCAAACCCCAAACCCGCAACAGCCTGGCCAGAAGCCTGCACAAGAGCAGAAAAATCCTGCCCAGCAGGGGTGACGACTATTTCGCTGATCTCCATGAAGATTGGTACCACCCAAACGGTCAACGAAACTCGTTTTTGGCGCTTCTACTGGCCCATGCAAATGGGGCAGCCGCTCAGAAATCCAAATTTCAGTCAGCAGCAATGCAAATGCAATAAACGTCAACCAGGCTCACAACCGTTGACGCAAATTCAAGAGCAAATGCACTGACCCTTGACCATCAACTAGAAGACCCGCATCACGCGGGTTTTCTAGTTTTTGGAAGACCACGGCACTCGCCATCCATATCCAAGGCTCGTAGCAAGCACCCTGCACGCATGCAGATGCACCGGTTACGCGCCGGCAAAGCGGCCCACCTGCCCCTGTTTGTCGAGGCCACGCCGGGTGCACCCTGGTTCTGAACTGCGGCAGCAGCTTGATCGTGGGCATCGTGTGGAACGCTCCACAGGCCTTGGAAATGGGCTTTGATGGAACCAACTATTTACACCAGCCCCCTGCCAATGCATCCAATCGACACCGTGCTGCACGAGCTGCAACACAACGACCGCCAGCGCAGCCGCCTGCTATGTGCTATGGAAAGCAAAGCAGCTACCGCCAGCCCAGCAAAGCTATCAGCATCAAACTACTTTCAAATGCAGATAGAGCAAGCGCAGCGCGCTCACAAATTGAGAAGTCACTACCCAAACAAAAGCCCGCAAGGTTCCAGACCTCGCGGGCTTTTTAGCTTCAGGTAATTTCCACACCTGAACGTCTTGCGGCCTCGATCACCACCTGCAGCAAGATGTTCGTGTCCGGCTTCACCAAAGGCAGCGTCTGCATAAAACTCAGCCGCCTGGCTCCTGACTCGAACAAACAGACGCACTCATGCTGAGGGTGCTGCGCCGACGCATACAAGATGCCGTCGTAACCACCACCAAAACACTCCTCAGCCAGCGCCTGCGTATGCTGAATACGCTGCGACTGCAGAACCGGGTACTGCTCCTCAAGGCCTCGTAGATCCACCAGTCGTAAAGGCTTCTTGGAAACAAAAGTACTCAACGCTTTTAATCGCAAATCCTCCAAAGCTACGAAGGTTTTAAGTTCACGTCTGAAAACTGCCTCATACAACGCCGTCTCCGCACTATCTGCCAGATACGCCGTCACCCCAGTTGCCAGACAAAACCGCCCTGCTTTGATTCCTGCCGGAGGAAGAATCATGCGATTAATACTATTGCTACCCTTTCGCGCCTTAATACGTTGAACGCGATGGAAAACCTGCCCTGCGGGCAATTCAATTTTTGGAACCTGATCTACCGAAATTGTCATTTTTGAAGGTCATTTTTATCAATGTCCTTCTGCCATGGCCAGTTGCAAGATACGCTCAGCAGATTCACCCTGTGCCAGCGCCACCAAAGGTGTGCGACGGTCAAGTGCCTCTTGTGAGTTTTCAAGGAATGCCAACAAGCTCCAGCTATCCGTAGTGCCCAGCGCTTCAAACAGCGGCTGAATCAACTCGAAGACATGAGGTTCAAATTGCCACTTGGGCAGCTTGAAACCACGACGCAGGTTGGAGATGCCGATGCAGCGACCTTGCTTGATCCAAGCATTGATCGTTACACGCGATACACCGGCCAGCTCTGCAGCCTCGTCAGTTGTCAGCATGTCGGCAGCAGCGATCCGATTCTTACGGAACTCCGCGCCTGAGCGCAACACTGCAGCCGATTGCGCAGCAGTGGCATAAGGATCAGCTTTTGCCGTTGTCCTTCCCTTGGTATCTGCCTCTGGAAAAGCAGAAAGATGAGTTAAAGAGTTAGTTAACATTCAACTTCCTTCTGCCATATTCATGGCGTATTTTTTTTATCTACCTTGAAGGCAAAAAAGAAACTATGTCTAACTATTTCAAAACCCTCATTGAGTTTTAAAAAGCAATTTTCAAAAGAGAAAATCAGTTTATTGATCTTTTTCTCTGCAAGACTTAATAAAGCGCTTTGCAGCGATTTATTTATCGTCTTAAATACTCTATTGACTATCTCGCAGATTCTATTTATTTCCGAGTAAAAACCTATTCCCAAATTTCCTACAATAATTACTCGATTGACAACATTGGCTGCCCTTTGATTAACTTCATCAGAAGCTTCTGGAGTAATTACTCCTTTACGAATAAGCCGCTCGCGCAAGCTCTCCGCAGGATTTGGTGATGGTGATAGTGCTTCGGCTGTCATGGTGTTGGGTTCAAAACAGAGGTGGGTGACGGCTTGCGCCATGAGTTGAGGTGGCACCATTGTGGCAAACCTCGCGAAGATCGTCAATCTCGTTAAGTTGGAAAAATTGGAACACTTTGCAAACCTAGGCGAGTAGCGCTACACTCCAACCCGTCACGCCAGTAAAGCGTGATCGGGTTGGGAAGCCCGAAACAATCTTGCGGTAACAACAAAGCCGCACCTGAACCGCAGTCGTGCGGCTTTGTCGTCTGTGGCCCCAGTTTTATGGTGGCTCGGAGGGGGAGCCGCGAGGCTCGCCGGTTTGCCGCAGGGTTGTCCGGTCTTCCTACCCCTTCGAGTCACCGCCATTTGTTGGGAAGCGAGCTGCGGTGGTTGTAGCAAAGCACACAACCTTCGGAGGCCGTCATGGCTGACATCACTTCTTTCAACTTCGGCACACATGCCGTTCGCGTCACCACGCGCGACAACCAACCCTGTCGAGAAGATCATCGACTACGCACGCGCCAAGTTTGCGCCCACGGTCGCCAATCTGATCACGTTTCGATTCTTCTCAGGCCTGCGCACCAGCGAGATGGTGGCCCTGCGCTGGCACAGCATCGACTGGAACAAGAAGCAGGTGCTGATCCACGAGGCGGTTGTCAAGGGCCTGCGCAAGCAGACCAAGACCAACAAGGCCCGCCTGGTCAGCCTGAACAGCCGGGCCCTGGATGCGCTGGAAAGGCAGAAGGAGCAGACGCCCAGGGCGCAACTCGGCAGCATGGCCAGCGACGTCATGAACCAGGCCGCACCCAAGGATTCACAAACGATCTTCGCTGACCCGACGCATGGCGAGCCATGGGCAGACGACAAGCGGTTTCGCAACCCCTTCTGGGTGCCGATGTTCAAGGCGCTGGGCATTCGTTACCGCCCGCCCAACCATATGCGCCACACCTATGCGACGATGCTGCTCATGGCAGGAGCCACGCCGGCCTATGCAGCCAAGCAGATGGGACATTCTGTGGAGATGTTTTTGAACGTCTATTCCAAGTGGCTGGACGACGGTCAGGGGGATATAGAGCAGGCGAAGCTGGAGTCCTTCATCGGACAAAACTCCCCAGGAACTCCCCCGAAAAAACAAAGATCGTGATAAGTCTTTGTTTTAGAAGAGTAAAGCTGGAGCGGGCGATGGGAATCGAACCCACGTTATTTGCTTGGGAAGCAAGAGTCCTACCATTGAACGACGCCCGCACACTGATAACTGCATGATTTCATTGCAAAATCTGCCGCAAATCGTTGTCTTCACTAGGAAAAACAATTTAGTGCATCGAAAAATTTTAGCACAACGTAACCTAATGAAGCACGCTTGCACTTTACCAACTGGTATAGGTTTCAGTATAGGTTTTTCCACCGTTAGGACTCGTGAACGCCGGTGCTGAAATCCTTGCAACCGAGCACTCGGGCGAGATGCCCGTTGCCTCTATAGTGCCGAATGATCGCCATTTCGCTTCTCTGCCTTGTCGTCGGCATCTCCGACGGCGACACCCTAACCGCTCGATGTGGCGAGCCAGGTCAATATGAACAGATCAAAGTTAGGCTGCAGGGCATCGACGCCCCTGAGCGCAAGCAGCCATTTGGGGAGCGCGCCCGCCAAGCACTGGCCGAGCTGACATTTCAGAAAGAGGCTGAGCTGCGCTGCACCAAGACAGACCGGTATAAGCGACAAGTCTGCTCAGTTTGGGTAGTTCCAGCGTCAGCACCCAGCGGTCCGCGCACACTCGATACAGGTCTGGCCATGATCACGCAAGGCATGGCCTGGTGGTATCGCGCCTATGCCCGCGAACAGTCACCGCAGGTGCGCGGGCAATACGAGTTTGCAGACCAAGAGGCCAAGGCTCGAAACGTTGGACTTTGGCGAGACCCAGAGCCAATCGCGCTATGGGATTGGCGCAAAGCCTTACGCGAGCCTCGGCAAAACCTAAGTCCGTAAACGACCTACTCCAGGCATTCGCTTGCGTTTGACGTGAAAGGCCCGACTCAGCTTGCCGAGGCTAGTCCTCTCGATGGCATGGTTAGGATTTTTTTGCCTTCGACAGAATCGATCGACAGTCCGCAATCGTTTGCTGGAGGTTCTTGGGGATCACAAGTGCAGGACAAACCTCAGGATCAAACGACGGGAGAGGATTGTTTAAAGAACCAAGGGCAGATTCAAGCTCCAGCGAAATTAGTGGGATGGCGCGATAGGCGTTGTGAACCGACAAAACTAACTTCTGCTCTTCAGCCATAAGCCTATCTAACTGATCACGAGGGTTTGCGAAGTTATAAGGTTCAGATTTGCTGTGCACTAGTCTGTTTCTGGCTGAAACGAGTCCTTTTAGCGCCGAGTATGGAGCCAGATCTTTTTGGAATTCGTATCCTGCAACAAGCCGCATAACGATGACCCACTTTGAGAGGACGTCAAGCTTATCCAAGTGTTCTTTGACATATGCATCACCAAGGTGGTCTGCCGCGTACTCATAAATGGCTGACTCAAAGCACATTCCGGAAAAAACAATCGTCTGCAGCCCTGCTATATCTCTCAAGCGTTCGGCTTCGACGTGCTCAGGGGCGTAATCGGATGGCTCAAAGACTTTGATCTTCTCGCTTAAATCGATGAATTGGTCGTAGCCTCGTTCGCAAGCATCAGCGAAGAGATGTGTGAGGGTTCCTATACGAGCAAAGTTTTGGCGCTGAATCTGCATATGTTGTCTAACAAGATTTAGAAAACATGCGACAAGCATGTCTAGCTCGCAGAATACTCTATGAGTCTATCAAATTGATAGCAAACTTGGCTTTGTAGTGTTTCGACAAGCCATAAAATTTTTAGCTCATGTGCATGTGACTAGCTAGCTCATGTGCATGTGACTAGCGCAGAAGATCAATGTGCCAATGACAGCTTGTGGCTGTAGATTCAACCGATCGACACGAACCCGAAACTAGACAGGCTCGGCATCAAACACATTCACAGGTGACAATCTCAGCAGTTGCCCCACCTCCCGCATCGTGCCCGCAAGCCACTGATCAATGTCTTGCATCTCGATCGCAATCACGCTCCGCTTGTCCTGCTGGTCCGCCGGCAGCTTGGGATCTGGCTTGTGCATGCGACTCATCAGGGGATGTGAGTCTGCATTGATGGTCAGCATGGTGTAGCTCTCCACGAGCTCGCCTAAAGCTGGATCATTCCAGCGATTCCACAGCCCGGCCAGCGCCCACGGCGCGCCATCGGTCCGGCGAAACCTCCACCACACGTTTTTGCCAGTCTCCCAGCACGGCTCATCAAAGCTCCAGGCGGGAATGATGCAGCGCTGGCCGCGCGCCCAGGGCGCCTTGTAGCTTGGCTTGTCTGCCAGCTCCTCTGACCGCGCATTGTTGGTGCTGTACTTCAGAGTACGTTCTTTCGCAAACCAGGGGATCAGCCCCCACTGGCCCGCCACGCCCTCGATGCTGTAGCCCGGGTCATCGACCGCGCGGCGCAGAAACGGGCCAGGCGCTCGAGGAAAGATCTCGAGACGCTCATCCTTCCACCAGCCTGGAGATTCCCGGCCAATACGAAAGTGACGCTCTATCTCGATCTCTGTAGGGGTGTTATAGCGGTTGCACATCAGTCGCCATCGTTGATGTTGCCGCCGCCAGCGTACTGAAGCTCCTCGTCAAGCTCGTGCCGATAATCGGCCATGACCTGCCGCGCCTCCTCCAGAGACTCCAGCTTCATGTCGCGCTGGACACATTCGCCCGGGGATTCATCAACCAGCAGGGCAAGTCTCGCGTGCCAGGCACAGCGCTTGATGACCGCGCCGGAAAACCGACGCAACTCTTGTGTGATCCAAGCCCCTTGCTCGATGAGGCCGGCATCCGCTGCAAGTCCATTCAGCAATGCGACTTTGGATCTTGAGATGGTGTAGCTGTCTGAATTCCTGATTTCTTCCAGGGGTTCAGGCAGCATCTCACGCTCGATGTACTCCTGTGGAACCTCCCCCACCTCCACGGCCTTGTACGCATTTCGGGCGCAGCGCTCGATGATCGCGCCCGCAAACTTTCGCATCTCCTCGGTGATCCACTCACCTTGGCCGATAAGGCCAACCTGAGTAGCCAGAGCGTTCAACACTGCCACATTGGAATTGGGCTGCGGTATCAGAGAGCTGAATAGCTCCCGCTCCACATCCCCGAACTCCCCAACATCGTCGTCATCGTCGAAATCTTCTTCGGAATCGGTCATGGGGGACCTCCTTTAACCTGGCCCTCCATTGGACTCCAGATCAGCTTTGCTTTCAAATTTACTGTATAAATAAACAGCATTTTTAGACAAAGGGGCTTGAAATGTCATCGACCAACGGATGTCTTGGGCGTGTGACCGGACCGGAGCTGGGGGCTGCGCTTAAGACTCTGCCTCCGGCTGGCCGCGAGTCGGCTGCAACCATCACCGCCGACATTGACACCATGATGCTGGGGCGCGTCCGCCTGACCTATGCACTGACCAAATCCAATATGCACCGATGGGCCATCCAGTACTTCTGGTCGCCCGTCCACGCCGAAGTGCTCTCAACGCTCAGCCCTGACGAAGTGAAAGACGAAATGCTGGAGCGCTGGTTGCGATGGTCCGAAGATCGACTAAATGAGGGTGATGTATCGACGCTCGACACCTCGGTTCGCGCGTTTTACGAATCTCTGCTCCACGTCTGCCCAATGAAAATCCACGCGCTCCACCCTGACCCCGTGGCACTCCTGAAGAAGTGGATCACCGAAGATGCTCAGCCTTGACCGACTACTGACAGAGCAGACATACCCGACCCTGTTGCGCACGCCCGGTCGATATAGCCTCCCCAATGTGCGCATCCTGCCTGGCAGCGCCAGCGACTACATCACAGAAGCAGTCCACCCCGGATGGGTGCTTGTTGTCACCATTGACGACGGGCTTGTGTATTTCGGACCCGGCCCGGCAAGCGCTGTGCGCTCCCCTGCCCCTTTTGATCTCGCAAGACCCAAGAGACAATTAGCCACCAAATAGCTAAAATAAATATATATCGAATAATCGATAAGGAAAAAGCAATGAAACAGCTACTCGTAGGTGTGCTCTTTGTTTCCGCATTCCTGAACTGCCATGCAGAATCGCTCTACATACCGGGCGGATATGTAAGTGGAAACGACTATATGCGCCTCAACAAGATCCTGCGAATGAACTATCTTCAGGGGTTGTTTGACGGTTTCATGCTTGCGCCACTTCTGGCCTCAACTAACAAGACGAAAGCAGCAAAGATTCACGATTGCACTACACAGATGCGCCTTAACACGGTGCAGTTTGCTGCCATCGTTGAAAAATACATGAACGAGTACCCTGAGCAGTGGGGCGGGCCTATGAGTGGAATAGGCTACAACGCGCTCATTAGATCCTGCACAAGAATCGGGGCACCAGTGGACTAAAGCTACTTAACTGATTGGCGGAACAGGGTTAGCCAGCCTTGAGGGAGCATTGTTCAGCAAATGCTCCAATCTGCAGCTGACATGCAGATTTAGACGGGTGATCCAGAGCAGCATTCCGCCGAAACTAAGGAATCGGCACGATCTCAGAATACAGCTCCACATGTGCGAATGCGACTTGGCGGCCTGCTCTGAGACAATCGCGCCATGACCGATGAATCTCCGATCCACACAGTCCACAAGCGCGTTTGCCAAACTTTCCTGAAGCACTGGAAGGCCCACAACAACGCCTACCCCAAGCTGATTAAGATCCCGCCGGAGGAGCTGCGGCAGTTCAACATCGTCAATTCGTTCGGCAAGCCCAATGAGCTGTGGGGCGTCCCAATTGAAATCGACCCCAACACCACGGGCGTGATGATTGCGGTCGATGGGACCGAAATGCCTTTGGTTGAGGGCTACTAAAGCGGCCACGAGTTATAGCGTTACGGAATATTTTCAAAAAAATTTGCATCGGGTGCATCCAAACATCGATCTCGCGGGTAGTACCTGCAGCAACACAAGCAATGTGCTGCTTCAGTGAATCCTTCCAACCGATCTAATTGGAGAATCTCAATGTCGACCACTCGCTTCGCATACCGCCTCGCCGCCTTTGCTGCCGTCACTTCCGCTGCAGCCCTGCTCGCTGCATGCGGCTCGATGAAGTCACCAGCCAGCAGCTTCTCTCAGGCTTCGCTGCCTGCCCCCATCCAGGTTCCCGCCGGTCACAAGGTAGCCTGGGAAACAGTTGGCAGTGGCGACATCACCTATGAGTGCCGGGACAAGGCCAATGCACCTGGCCAAACCGAATGGGTCTTCGTCGGTCCCGATGCGGTGTTGAAAGATCGCTCCGGCAAGACTGTGGGCCGCTACTACGGACCTCCCGCCACCTGGGAAGCCAATGACGGCTCCAAGCTCACGGCTACACAGCTCGCAGTCGCACCATCTAGCCCTGGAAGCTTGCCCTACCAGTTGGTAAAGGCCAATCCCGCCATGGGTGCCGGCGCGCTGGTAGACGTTAGCTACATCCAGCGCGTCGCGCTCCAAGGGGGTGTTGCTCCTGCAGACAAACCCTGCACAACAGCCACCAAAGGCCAAAAGACCATGGTCAAGTACCAGGCTGATTACATCTTCTGGAAACCCACGATGTAAGGCTTTGCAACGGCATGACTAGAATGGTTGAAGGATCTATCTCTATTTCCTTCTACCTCTTTATTTGTGCCGCCTGCAGCCGCCCTCAACGACGACGCTTTCGACCACGACGCTGCGCTACAAGCCTGTGCGCGAGGTGATCGCGAGGCCTTGCGCAGCATCTATGAGCGCGAAGCGCGCTACCTGCTTGGTGTTGCTCTCAGAATTGTTCGGGATCGTGCTGCTGCAGAGGATGTTCTGCACGATGCTTTTGTGTCCATCTGGGAGCGCGCATCGAGCTTTGACGCCGGCCGAGGTGCTGGGCGGGGTTGGATCTACAGCGTCGTCAGACATGCTGCCCTGAATCGAGTGCGCAATAGCGCGCGAGAGACCGTGCTGGATGAACCGGCTACGACTCACCTCGATGCACAGGCAGCTCTTGCGACGTGGCAGGAAAGCGGCGATGAGCTTGCACGACAGGCCTCGCTTGGCCGTCTGGGGCATTGCCTTGATGGCTTGGAGCCAGCGCGCCGTGCCTGCCTGTTGCACGCCTATGTGGACGGCTGCAGCCACAGCGAGATTGCCGAGCGGGTCAAAGCACCCCTGGGCACAGTAAAGGCCTGGATTCAGCGCGGACTGCGCGCACTGCGGGAATGCATGCAATGAGCGGCGAAACCCAACAATCACTGCCTCCAGACGACCTGCATACCCAGGCCGGAGAGTATGTATTGGGCACGCTCAATGCAGATCAGCGCCGCTCCATTGAATCCCGTCTGACATATGAGCCGGCCCTGCGTGCAGCAGTGGATGAGTGGGAGCAACGCCTGTTGCCGCTCGCATCCCTGGCCGAGCCGATCGAACCGACAGCCGGCGTGTGGCAGCGCATCGTCGCAAGCATTGCACAGCCCAAGCCTACTCAAGCTACAGCGGCCAAGATTCGCTGGTGGCAGTGGGACAGCCTTTCTCTATGGCGTGGACTGACAGGCACTGGCTTCGCCGCAGCCGCCGTGTTGGCAGCAGTCCTTGTAACGCGCGAGACTCCTGCCCCCGCTGCACCACGCTACTTTGTGGTGCTGGCAGCACCTCAAAGTCAGTCTCCTGGCTGGCTGGTGCAAGCCCAGACAGAAGGTAGGCTGCGTCTGGTGCCGTTAGGCACCGATAACGTTCCTGCAGAAAAATCCCTGCAGTTCTGGACCAAGGCTGATGGCTGGAGCGCTCCAGTATCGCTTGGCCTGGTAAAACCAGGCGAGGCCATAGAGGTTCCAGTGGACAAGCTCCCTCCACTGCAGCCCAACCAATTGTTTGAGCTGACCCTGGAGCCCTATGGCGGCTCACCGGTTGGACGACCCACTGGCCCCATCCAGTTCATTGGTCGAGCCGTACAGATCTAAGACTTCCGCCCGTCAAGGCTTGATGAGCCACCGCCCGGCATCTTCAAAAGCAAGCATTGCAGCCGGTAGAGGCAACCTTGCCTTACACCCTTGCACCTGACGAATCGCCAGCAAAGAATAGATAACGAAATTCAATGAATCCAGATAGAAAGTGGCTGCGTATTCTTTTCAGCCGGCATTTTTCGGCTTGTACATCAAGGAGCATCCATGTTCTCGATTCAATCTGCACGTAAGTTGGCCTCGTTCAGCCTGGCAATCTCGATGTCTGCTGTGTCCATCGCGGCAATGGCTGATGTGATGGTGGGTGGAGCCCCCATGCTGCCCTCCAAGGACATCATAGACAACGCAGTCAATTCCAAGGATCACACTACGCTGGTCGCGGCGGTCAAAGCTGCTGGCCTCGTCGACACGCTCAAGGGCCCCGGTCCATTTACCGTCTTTGCGCCCACCAATGCCGCATTTGATGCTCTTCCCGCTGGTACCGTCGATACGCTGCTCAAGCCTGAAAACAAAGACACGCTGACAACGATCCTCACCTACCACGTCGTCCCGGGTAAATGGGATGCCGCAGCACTCAGCAAGATGATCAAGGACGGCAAAGGCAAGGCCATGATCAAAACAGTCAGCGGTGGCACCCTGACGGCCAAGGCCAGCGGCAAGAAAATCATGCTGACGGATGAAAAAGGCGGCACGGCCACAGTGACCATTCCTAACGTCTATCAATCCAATGGCGTGATTCACGTGATCGACAAGGTTTTGCTCCCCAAATAAGCAAGCCTGCAGTTAGAGGTTCTAAACAAACCTCAGCTGAATATGGGACGCCCCTTGAAATCGACCGCAACACCACGGGCGTGATGATTGCGGTCGATGGCACGGAAATGCCTTTGGTCGACGGCTATTGAGACGAAAACTCAGTCAGCTTTCGTCGCCAGCTCTCCTGAGGTCGTCCGCAACTGATGCAACAAAGCTGACGCAGAGCGTGAGCACAACAAGCGCAAAACTGATAAGCAGCCATTTCATAGCAGCACCTGTCGATTTAAATTTCCAAACAGTATGCCTGCGCCAATTGGTTCCGCAGAGTAGTTGTTTACGCTCAGTCGGGTACATCCGGCAGCCGCCCGGTGCGGGCCGCGAGGCTTAGAAAGCAGAGATGCGCTCGCCCAGGATCACAGACAGCTCGCGCATCACATCGAGCTGGCGGCGCATGCGGGCCTGCTCTTCGGGGTCCAGCTGGCGGAACAAGGCATTGCGCAGAATGAACTCGTCCAGCCTGGTGATGCGGATGTCCAGCTCCTGCTTCTCATCCAGCACGCGCTGCTGGTGGGGCGGCAGCGCGCCGGCGCTGGCAGTGCCACCATTGATGCAGTGCTCCAGCATCTCCTTGGCCTGGCCGAAGTGCAGCAGGTTCGTGCCCGTGGGGCTCATGCCAGGGTGTGAAGAGCGGATGAAGGAGATGCCACAGTCAGGCGCAAAGTCAGCCGGCAGCGGCCAGGACAAGAAGCGGCCGACCATCTGCTCAGTGATTGCAATTTTGCTCATTGGGTTTCCTTGGTTTGGGGGATCACTGGCCAGGCTGCGCGGCAGGTTGCTGCATCAGCTGCGTGGCCATCAGCTCGGATTGCCAGCTCTGCATATCGCTGGCTGCACTGTCCGAATACTTTTCCAAGGGCTCGGGCGTACTCGATGAGGGCGGCGGGGGAAGCATCGGCAAGTCGCTGCTCGGCTTCGGACAGTTGCTTGCGCATGCCGTCACGCTCGCGGCGAGCGCGATCAGCAGCAGCCTGCAAACCGGCCTGCTTCTGGATGGCGTCATTCAGGGCTCCTTGGTATGTGGCGTTGACCGTGCGTTCGACGGCCAGCACGCGGCGGCCGGCGGCCGTGCGTTCATCGGCGATCTGCTCGCGGTATTGGATGGCCTGCAGGCGCTCGTCGGCCAACTCGGCACCCAGGAGCGCAGCCTGAAAGGACCAGGCCAGCGCCGCGCCGGCGGCAGCGGCTGCCAGGGATGCGTAGATGGTCAGCCGCGCCATGACAGGCCCCACTCGCAGAGCTCGGCATTCGCATCGCCGCGGATCTTCAGCCCGGGCAGCACCACGGACACGCCATCGACCGTGCCCTTGTTCCAGCGCACGTTTTCACGGCAGGCCTTGACCCAGTTGCCCGCGTTTGCATCGCGCCTCATGGTGCTGGTCTGGAATTTGCCGTCGCCCTTGTTGTGCAGAAAGTCGTAGAACGTAGCCTGCTGGAAGGGGTTGTAGCTGCCCCAGTAAGTCAGTGAGCGCTTGGCGATCTGCTCATACTGCACATAGCGCCTTTTCTCCAGGTGGAAACATTCTGCAGGGCTGTACCGCTTGCCGGCGACCACATCCTTGCCAGTCAGTCCATTGCAGACCGTCAGCGGCTGGCCCTTGCCCACCTTGTCCACGTAAGGCGTGCCGATGTGGCGATTGCTGGATTCATAGAACGCGGCCATGACCATGGCGATGCGCATGCCATCGGGCATCTCAGGGTCAGCCGCCACCGCCTGGATGTACTGATTCTGCTGAGCCTCGGCCGTCGCGGCCTGGTCCACGTAGTAGGTTCCACCGCCCAAGCCACTCAGCACCAGCAAAGCGCCGATGCTCGCGCGCAGTTGTGCTGGAATCTTGCTCATGGCGTGCCTCCTACGGCAGCCTTGGCCTTATCGCGCAGCTCCTGGCGGGCCTGCTCGTGCACATAGTCACGGCGCCACTTCCAAATCAGATAGGCCGCCTGCAGCGCCACAAAGGCGATGGTTGCCACCACGGCCCAATCACTGAGAGGAAGCCCGCCCAGCCGCGCTGCTCCGGCTGACGCAGCTCCTGGCGTAGTCTGCACAGCCGCGATGGCTATGTCTTGTTTTTGCTCGGCACTCAGATGCTGGTGAATGCCCAGCAGCGCCAGCATTGATGCGAGAGCTTTTTTCATGCCCCGGAGTGTTCCGGGGCTGGACTCAATGGTCGAACCCTAGAGGGGTGTACGCCCTACTGCAGGCCGCTATCGGCCAGAAGCAGTCAAAATGCAATTGCACTTTGAGTCTAGGAAGGAGATGGGCAAGTCATGCGTTGGGTAGCAATCTTTGAGCCGATGCCGCAAATGCACGCAATTCGTGAACAGTTCGAGCCTGCTCACTTGGCATATTTGAGAGCCAATCAAAAAGAAATTCTTCTAGCCGGAGGGCTTCGTGAAAATGAGAGTGCGCCATTCGGTGGCGGGCTTTGGGTACTTGCCGAAATGTCAAAGGCTCGTGCAGTAGAGCTAGTGGAACAAGACCCCTATTTCATTCACAGTAAGCGTGGCTATAAGCTCTTGCAGTGGGGCAAGGCGCTTCAAGAAATCTCCGTTACCTTGTAGCGCTCTCTACATCGACACAAATTTTGTGAGTCGGCTCAGGGTCGTTTCCAGTCCCTCCTCACTGATCAAGCGATCCGCTGTAGTTCCAGCCAACGCCGCCAGAGATTCCAGCCGAAGCCGACACCATGCTCCAGGCGCTGGCCACGCGCTGCGCCGAAGTCGTGAGGCCGATCTTGGCCGCCTCCAGGCGTACGGCATTGCTCTGAATCGCCACATCGGCATTGAGCTTGGCTGTCTGCAGGCTGATGTTGCTGCCGGCCTCGTACTGCTTGACGTCCGCTTCCCAGCGGCGCATATAGCTGGCAGCCTTGGCCTCGATGGCATTGGCGCTCACCTTGTAGCCGTCCACCAGAATGGCTGATTGCTTGGCCGCGGCGTCCATCTTCGCCACCTCGGCAGAAAGGCGCGCCTTCCAGCCATCCCACTCCAGGCCCTTGGCGGCAATCTTGGCCTGGGCCTGGGCAATTGCCACCCGGGCGCGCTCGGCCTGGGCGCTGGCAAAGGCGCTGTACGCCTGTACCTGGGATCGGTAGGCATCCTGCTTGATAGCCTCGCCCTGGGCGCGGGCCTTGTACAGCTCCACCTTGGAAGTCTCGGCGTTGAGGGTTGCCACAAAGGCGCGGATCGCTTCGCCACCGGCCTGAATTCGGGTCTGCTCCAGGCTCACCAGCGTCTGGGCGGCCTGCACGCGGGTCTTGTAGATTTCCACGGCCGCCATGCGTCCATCGATCTCGGCCTTGTAGCGCGCCACCAGTGACTGATTGATCTCGGCCTTGGTCTGCTCGGCCTGCAGCATGGCCTTGTAGACCTCGACCTTGTTCATCTCGGCCTTGACCACGGTTTCATAGGCCATGGCATAGGCACGGTAGCCATCCAGCAGTGCCTTGAAGCGCTCGAGCGCCGCGTTATGGGTCGCAATGCCATGGTCGGCCGTCGCCTTGGCTGCTTCAAACGACAGTCGATCCAGTTGCATGGCCTGGTCCATCAACTGGCCTTCCAGCGCCAGCCCTTGGGTGATTGCGTCCTTCACATTGGCCTGCTCCAGCTCGGCCTGCTTGATGGCGATATCGCGCGACAGGCCCGAAAGCTTGTCGTGGTACTCGCGCCGAGCATCGGCCAGCTGTCCGACCAGCACGCCAGACGGCAGCGGGAATCCGAGAGCCTCAGCCGCGCGCATCACCTCCTGCTCACGCGCCAGAGCTACCTGGGTTTCGCGGTCGCGCGAGCGATCCCAAATGGCCTGCTCTGCTTCGGGCTTCAGTCCGGTGCCGCCCTGAATGCGGGCACTGATTACGGCCTGCAGATTACTCAGCAGTTGTGAGGCATAGCCCGGCGCGCGCTTGAACTCGAATGGCGCGGGCTCCAGCAACTGCAGCTCGGGCATGTCATCCAGCTTGTCCAGCCAGTCCTCGTGCAGATTCACGCCGCCAAAGCTATGCGTGGTCAGCGCCAGAAACGCCGGCGCGTCCGGCAGGCTCACATCGGGCGCATCGGGGATGGCTACCTCGCGCATCTGGGGCAAGGCCGGGGCCTGGCCAATCACCAGCTCCGGAGCAGCACCAAAGTCCATGGCCGGCGGCTGCAGCTCAAAGGCGGGCACTTCCACATCGGGCAGGCCGGCCAGGTCCAGATCGCCCGGAATATTGCTCGGGGCGGTAAAGCCGACCTTGGGCAGCTCGGGCAGGTCCAGCACTTCCGGCAGGGATGGCGCCGCGATAGTGCCCCAGCGCACGCTGATGGTGGGGGTCGGCAGCACCAGGTTGTTGAAAGCGTCCTGCATCGACTTGGACTCGCGCACGGCCTGATCGGCCAGAGCAATCGAGCGCTGGTACTTGTCCTGAACAATCTCGGCCGGGCCGTTGAAATCAAACTCTGCCATCTCAAACTCTCCGTGTTTTGGACTTGACGCTCATCACCTCTACGCGATCCAGCGTGAAGGCCTGGCCGTTGGGGGTGCTCAGGCCGAAGCCCAGATAGTTCTCGCGAATACCCTTGCCCACTGGGCAGCGCGTCTGGTCACTGACGCGCAGGGGAAACGGGTAGCTCCAGCTCTGGCCAGGGCCGAACACCGTGAACCGGGCCTCGCCCTGCCCTCGCATGGACAGATAGACCATGGCAATCTGCTGCTTCAGGGTGTTTTCGCGCAGCGTGGCCGGCAGGCGCAGCTCAGTCGTGATCGGTAGGCCTGCATCGTTGTCGCCGCCAAAGGCAAAAAGACCGTCCACACCTGCGCAGTGCATGGCCGTGACGCTATCAAAATCATGGCGCGTGTACTCGCTGACGGCGCCGCTCAAGGTGTTGCAAACAATGGTGTTCATGGGTCTAGGCAGAGGCTATGAATCCGGTCATCTGGGCCGGGTTGATGGGGGCGATGGACGCCAGCGGAACGGGCGAGCCGCGGGGCGGAAGTGCCCAGGCTGCAATCACTTTGTCTTCCTGCAGCAGCTCCACAACGCCGGCTGCACTGCTGCCCTGCCAGCTTCCCGGGTCGATGACGGCGCGCACCGCCAACGTGGGCAAGGAATCAAGGCTGGGCCAGGGAAAGGTGTAGTTCTGGAGCGTGAGCGTGGCACCAGTGGTCACGAATTCCAGCGGCGCGTCATATGAGAGTACGTAGTAAGGCACATCGCAGCCCACAATCAGCCGCTCGCCATCGGGGCCAGTCGCCGGAAGCTGCCCCTTCTCGAACATGGGCTGGTATTCGGACGGCACAGGCCGCTCCAGATCCTGGGTGGACAGCCAAGAGCCTTTGCCGCCAGACACAGATGCCTCGGAGACGCCAGCCAGCGCCTGGCGAAAGAACACCTGCCCCTTGCGTTCAAACACCACAGCAGCTTTGGTACCACTGGTTGTGACCGTGCTCTCGTCATTGGCACCAGCAGGCACACGCACATGCTCCAGCTCTGGATCATCTTGCAGGCTGTCCAGCATCGCGCGAATGTCGCGGTTCACATGGCCCAGCTCCTTGCCTGTCAGCTCCGCAATCTCACGGCTGCTCATGGTCAGCGGCAAGGCCGCCGGTGAAAGTGTCGAAATCAGACTCATCGGCCAGCCCACACCACAAAGCTGCTGATCGCGGCGCAATGGGCTCTCACCGGCTTCGGCCTCTTCTGCCTGGTCGGCGCGGCCGTGGTGATGGCGCTCACGCCAGAAGCCTGGCCCCTCTAGGCCTTCAGCTTTGAAGCTGAACGCGATTTTTGAACAGGAGATCTCATGCTGAAGACGATTGTTGACTCCCTGCTGGTCATCGTCGGCGCCCTGCTTTTGGCGGCCTGGCTGTCCGCGCCAGATGCCCAAGCCGATGAACCCCAAACCATCACACAAAGCCTGCGCGACGAGTTCGCCTGCCCCGGCATGCATGCCGAGTGGCTGGATGACAAGACCGTGCAATGCCTGAAAGAGCGACCGTAACTGCTGACAACCAGCGCCAGCAACTGATCACCTATTCATAGATTTTCTTGAACCGGGCCGCGCGCCCACATCAATGAATCAACGGCCCGCCGACCAGCGGGCTTTTTCTTTGGAGGCTCCCATGAGTCTGACTTTCGTGAATCACAACGGCGACCCCATCACCGATTCCCGCATGGCCGCCATGCGAGCTCAAGGAATGGAGCTCGAGCGCCAGCGCCGCCTGGCTGCCAAAGCGGATGCGGTGTCAGTGCACAAGGGCTGGCGCGTCTCTGGCATCAAACCCGGAATGCTGGAAGAGGCAAAGCAGGCGCACGAGCGGCTTTGCTAGATGGCGCAAAAGGCGGGAGGCAAGCCGCCGGAGCCCTTTGATGAAGGTGCATGGCTGCGCACCGCCAAGCGCACCGCAGTGCGCAGCAAGCCCTACCCCCTTCAAGAAGCCGCCCAGCTCTGCAAAGAGTTGGCCCTCAAGAATGGCTGGCTTGAGGTGCAGCTCCAAGAAATAAAGAAGGTGATTGCTTGAACGCCAGAATGAACCTCAGATACAACAGCTGCCGGACAACGGGTTAAGCACCCTGACTCTTCTCAAGGAATTTATAGAGGGCCGTGAGATTCTCAAGTGCTTTTCTGACCTTTCGTGTCCGAGCATCTGCTTTTAACGCCTGAGCCTCACGATCCTTTTCTATCTCGCACTCACGGATTGCCACTCGCGAATAGGCTAGCTCAGCCAAGATCGTGAGCAGCGAGACGACTGCCGCGGGGTGGGGGTTTGAACCAAGGAGTGTACGAATTGACTCCTCCAGACCTTCTATTCGCTCAATGCTTGAACTAGGAGGTCGATCTTTTGTCCCGCTGAGCTTCCTTGACAGATCTATGAGGGCTGCGTAGGCATCTCGCGCTGCAAAAATGCAACCCCAAACAGAAGCTAGTTCAGCCTCTGTCTGAACACGCCGCTGCTGCGTATCGGCATGAGCAATCTGCTTTGCAACATATCGACCAGCGAAAAAAATCGCAGCAATTCCACCGATAGCCTGAACCCAGCTCGCCATCTCGGATGAATTCGACGGCAACCAAATTGATGTACTGGGAAATGCAAGCAATAGTGCGGCAATGCCTATCGAAACGTAGATGGAAGTCAATAAGACCAGCCTGCCGTCAATTTTTACTGTGACAACCATTACCCCTCCAATTTTTGGAGGATGGTAGCCCACCCAAAAACCACAGCCCGCCACTGAGCGGGCTTTTTGCTTTCTGGAGCCCTATGCTTGCCCCTTAATGCTCTCGTCACAAAGATTACCTAACCCTGCACAGGTGATGTCTTCTGCGCGGCTCGGTGATGCGCCAGATATACCTTCTGCTCGTCTGTGAAGGAACCAACATGCATCTGTGGATCAAGGCCCCAAGCCAGCATTGCCTTCACAACCGCCGGGCTCGCCGTGATGATCGAACCATCATCATTGAAGCTGATCAGGTGACGATCGAACAAGCGATCGACGTGGGGAGACAGAAAGAAGCCGTTGTGGCCGTCCAAACGTTCTTCGTTGGTGCAGTCTTTCCAAGGCTTTATGTGACTTGCCACGAGCAGTCGCAGATCGGTCACGCCCGTGAGGCGGCACTGCTTCTCAAGCTTCTGCAAATTAGTGCGATAGACCCCTTGTCCGCGGCGAGCCTTGATTAGCTGGTCGACTTCAGTACTGGGCAGCACTGTGGACTCGATCAACTGCTTTTGCACCTGGTCCTCTTCAAACTCAGCGATTTCTTCGTCGCGATCGACTAAGGCTGAGTGGTTGGCCATTCCTGCCAGCTCAACAATCGCGTTGCCCAGATCATCCGAGATTGCTGCCAGATAGACCCCTTGATTGCCATTGCCGTTGTCTTGAATGGGTGAATACTTTTCAGGCAGCTTGTCGACGAGCTTGGAAATGTGGTCCTTGGGTTTGAACGGTACTGGAAGCGGCACCCAGGAAACTGGCACCAGCCATCCTTCTGGATGCCAGGCATCTCCTGCAGCACCGAAGTCCTCAGGCTTCGCTTCATCACGATAGACCGAGGTAGCCACACCAATGGCTTTGATATACCCATCTGCGAAGGAAACCACCGTGTCTCCTGGCTTCACCAATCGGAGGTTTTCGTAGGTCTGATTAAAGCCGCCATTGGCTTTCCGTTTGGGACTCCATATATACCGCCCGGAAATTTCAGACTTGAATGTCTGCTTGTGATTTACCCACCAATAAGCCATTGCCCTCTCCCTTTTGGGCACTGATCCTAACCCTTCACAGCCCGCCACCGCGGGCTTTTCTCATTCTGGGAGCCACCTATATGCAAGACAAGATCCCCGACGCTCTGATTGCAGCCTTCGAGCGCCACTACGACGCAGACTGGAATCTCAATCAGCTGCGCAATGAGCGCCTCGCTTGGCGCGCAGCATGGGCAGAAGCAACAAAGCCCTGCCTGCACCAGATCACTGAGCCCCAGGCAGCGCCCGAAGCCGCGGCTGTGCCTGATGAACGTGAGGCGTTTGAGAAGTGGGCCTCGTTTGTTGGCTACAGCATCAAGAGGTGGCAAGCTGATGCAAACCTCTATGAAGACAATGGAACAGAGGATGCTTGGATCGCATGGCAGGCCCGCGCCGCGCTTGCTGCCACCCCGGCAGCAGCTGCGCGTTTGAGCCGCGCCGAAGCAGCGATCACCATTCGCAACCTCAAGCGAGAAATTGCCGAGAAGGAAGCAGCCGCGCCAGTGGTGCTGCCTGAGCCTGACGCTTACATGGATTCTGAAGACGCGCATCGCGTTGAAACATCATCCGACTGGGTTGTGACCGGCGACAGGCGTGCGCCCGATGATGTTGCGCTGTACACCGCCTCCACAGTGCGCGCCCTGCTGGCTACTGCTACCGGACTTCCCGCGCATGCGGTGCCCGCCTTCTGCCACGTTGCCTCGTTGAAGCTCAAGAACCTGCAGGAGCGCGGCTACCAGATCACCGGCTATGCGATCGAGAAGCCCGTCGAAGGCGCGCAGCCAGAGCGGGGATTCATCAATCATGGCGGGTTCGTCGGCTGGTGGTGGGATGGTCAATCACCCATGGTGCAGCCTGGCGCGTTCGATGCGCTGACACCAGCAGCGCGCGATGTGCTGGCCGAGCGTCAGCGCCAAATCACGCAGGAAGGCTACGACCCGCAGCACGACGACGACCATGTGAACGACGAGATCGCGGCTATGGCTGCTCTTTTCATCATGCCCGAAGGCTCGCGCGAATGGGATGCCACCAGCACCAGCTACGGAGACACACTGGCCGAGGCCCTATTGCCCGGCGACTGGGAAATGCCGAACTTTGGCGATGACCGCCGGCGTCAGCTGATAAAAGGCACAGCCATGGGCCTGGCCGAAATCGAGCGCATCGACCGCGCCGCTATCGCGGCAACAAAGGGGGAGTGATGTTCTTCGACCTACCCTCAGACAAAACATGCATCCATCCGGAGCATGACCCGCCGACAGGCCTCTACATCCCGCCAGGAAAGGGATACCGGCATGTCTGCCCCGCCTGCAAGACGGTCAAAGACGTTATCCCTCCGCAGTATTCACTCACCCAGCGCTCCCAGACGCAGAAAGGCCAAGCATGAGCCGCCGAGCCCGCGACCGAAGCGGCAAGCGCGACAGATGGCGCGAACCTATCGACCACCCAGAGCCCCGCCACTGAGCGGGGTTCTGCTTTTTTGGGAGACCTCATGGCAACCAGCGCCAGCACCGTGGGCCTGCCAGAAGACAAGGCCTACATCGCCCACCACTTCAACTGCCCTACCTGCTGCGCTGCCGGGCTATCCGGCGGCAAGCAGGCGCGCTGCCCCCAAGGCCAAACGCTGTGGGACGAATACAACCGCGCCACTGGCTTCAGCAACAAAGCCAGCAGCACCCTTCATGCACTGCATCGCGCCGGGATGCTGGACGGCATTGATCACCAGCCCAGTGAGGCTGGCCGCAAATATTTCACCGCACAGAAAGCAAAATCATGA